ATATTTAATTACCCATTCAATGTATTAAAAGTCAAACGCTTAACAGGATTAGTCTCTACAGCTAATTTAAAAGCACAAAAATTAGATGAACATTTAGGTTTTGAACGTGAAACCATAATAAAAGATTACTTTCCTGATGGTGATGGGATTGTTTATATTATGCGACCAGAAAACTGTCGCTTTTTAAAACTCGGAGATAGATATGCAAAGTAAGTTAGCTAGATTATTAGATCCACTTTATAGATGGATTACAAATTACATGGGTGACTGTGGTTTTATACTATATGGTATTGGTAAGGATTCTGCTCCACCACCACCAGATTATACTGCTTTAGCTAAAGATACACAGCAAAGTAATGTAGATATGGCTAGATTAGGATTAGCAGCTAATCGTGTAAATCAAAATACACCTTATGGTAATCTTAATTATACTCAATCTGGTACAGACTCTTATGGCAATCCTACATATACTGCTACTCAAACATTATCTCCAGAACAACAAAACATTTATAATAAATCTTCAGGACTTACAAGTAGTTTATTAGATGCTTCATCTTATGGAGTTCCAAATGTAGTAAATTCACTTATGAAAGGTGGCGTAGATCAATCTAAACTACCTTCTACAGGATTTAATCCAGGTCAATCATATCAAGACGCTATAATGTCAAGACTTTCACCACAAATTTCTCGTGAAAATCAATCTTTTGAACAAGAAATGGCTAATAAAGGTATTGGTGTAGGAACTGAAGCATATAATAATGCTAAAACATTGTTAGGTCAAAATCAAAATGATAGACTTAATTCAGCTACAGTTACAGGTCTTAATGCAGGTCTTACAGCTAATCAACAAGGTTTTAATCAAGCTCAAAGTAACCTTACTACTCCAATTAATATGGTTAATTCTTTACGTACAGGATCAAATGTAACTAATCCTACTTACGCTAACTCAACAAACATGGCTAATGTGCCAGGAGTTGATTACATGGGTGCAGGTGTAAATCAATACAATGCTAATTTAGCTCAAACAAATGCTAATAATGCTTCTACTGGCAATTTCTTTGGTGGTCTTATGAATTTAGGTGGTGCTGCTTTAATGGCTCCAACAGGCACATTTACAGGCCCTACTGGCTTAATGTCATATTTTAAATAGGAAATAACATGGCAGATTATCAAGATGTAAGCGGATTACCAGCTGATGACACAATGGCTCAATTAGAGCTACAACGCAAACTAAAATTAGCACAAGCGTTACAGCAAGAACAAGTGCCACAAGCACAAATGATAGGTGGTCGCTATATTGCTCCATCATTTACACAATATGGCTCTAATTTACTAAACAAATATATTGGTGGTAAAACAGAAGAAAATGCGCTAAAACAATATGGTGATTATACTAAAAATAAACAAGAAAAACTTGCTAAAGCTGTAGAAACATTTGGAAAAGAAATTAGTCCAGAAGCTATTAAATCTATGCAAGACAATTTTGTAACCCAGCCATTACAAATAGGTGCTAATGTACCTACGTCACCATTTAACACATCAGATCAAGTAGCTCAAATTGCTCCTAAATTTGGTATGAATACACCTGCACCACAAAATATGCAAGGCGAAACATCAGTAAATCAACCTATAGAATCTACAACATATAGACCAAGAACATTAGCTGAAAAAATGCAAGCAGTTACTAATTTTGGTAGAACAACTAATAATCCAGAATTAATGAATAAAGTAGTATTAGGGCAAGCTGAAAATATATACAAAACACCAGAATCTATTTTAGGCAAAGTAGATGTAGATAAATTTGATCCACAATCTATTAATAATTTTATTGCATCAGGTAGTAAAGATTATTCAGTATTAAAACCTATTGCTAAACCTGAAACTGCTGGTTCTTTAGAAAAAGATTATTTATTTGCTAAAGCTCAAGGATTTAAAGGTGGTATTGAAGATTTTAAACGTGTTAATACTAATTATATTAATCCTTATCAGCAAGCTCAATTAGACAATAAAAAACTTGGTTTATTTTCTCCAGAAACTATAGACATGCTAACAGATCAAGCATTAGCTGGAGATAAATCAGTATTTACTGGTTTGGGTAGAGGAACTCAAGGTGCAGAAAATATTGCTGCAGTTAGAGAAAACATGAATAAAAAAATGAAAGATCGTGGATGGAATGGTGCTGATATTGCTGCTACAAATGCAGAATTTATGGGTTTAATGGCTGGTGAAAGAACAGCCGGTGTTAAAGGTGCAAATATTGAAATTGCTGGAAATGAATTTCTTAATATTATTCCTGCAGCTAAAGAAGCATCTGCAAAAGTTTCTCGTAGTGGTTTCTTGCCATTTGGTAAAGCTCAAATTATGTTTGATGAGCAAACAAATAATCCTGATTTAAATGCTTTTGCTGCTTTTAATAATGGTCTTATTAATACTTATGCAAGAGCTATTAGTCCAACAGGAATTCCAACTGTTGAAGATAAAAGAAAAGCAAGTAAACTTCTGTCAGAAGCTAAAGATAAAGAAGCATATGATGCAACTGTTGCAGCATTTGGTAAAGAAATTGAAGCTGCTAAAAAATCACCACGCCAAGTTCGTGCAAATTTAAGACAAGAAATTAGCGGAAGTGGTGGAGCAGGTGGTGGTCAAACAATGCATTGGAATGATTTAAAATAAGGATAAATATGGATATTGAATTACCAGACGGAACACGACTTCAAGGCATACCTGAAGGTACTACCAAAGCTCAATTAGCAGATAAATTACATGCTAATGGTTATGATGTTACTAAATTAGGTATAAGAATTGATCCTGAAACTAATATGCCACATGATCCTTCTATTCCTACTGCTATGACATTAGAAAAAGGAAGAACTGCTGCACCATATCAACCTACCACAATGGAAAGACTTGGTAATGCTTACGAAGCAAGTAAGCTAGAAGGTTTAGCTCCTGAAGTAAATCCTATAGGTATAGGTGCTGTTGCTAGCATGCCTATTGCTAAAACATCTGGTGCTTTAGCATCTACTGCTTTTAATGCAGCTAAAAATACTGCTGTTGGTCAAAAATTAGGTAATGCTTTGCAAATGATTAAAGAAACAGGTCAAGGATTAGCTCAGTTACCTGGTGAACTAATACCATCTAATATTGTTAATGGATTTAATTTAGGTAAACTTAATAATCCTTATTTAAACAGAGAATTTGCATTAGGTAAATTAGAAGGTTTAACACCAGCAGCAGAAGAAACTGCTAAAAAAAGTGGCGTTTATAATTATGCTAAATCTATATTTGGAAATGCTATAAATAAAAATGAAGCTGAAAATGCTGCTAATTATGCAGATGTATGGAAACAAAAAGCATTAGCTGATGAATTACTTAAAAAAGCTAAAGAAGTAGGTGGTCGTGGTAATTATGGCATGGGTGCAAGTGATACTATTTTAGTGCCAGATTATATACAATCTAAACCAGGTCAACTGACAAGTAATGTAGCTAGACAAATTGGTAACGAAGCTACATGGTTTCCTAATGCAGCAACCATTGGAGATATTTTAAAAACTAAATCTCATGCTTTAGGCATAGCATTATCACCTAGAATTAATACAAATATTGGTTTTGGCGTAGGTAAAGTTGTTGATAATTTAAAACATTTACCACAAGCTACTTTAGATGACTTAATTAATTTTGGCATATTAGAATCACACAAAGATCAAATTCAACAAAATAAATAGAAATAACAAGGAGTAACACATGGCAAGAAATGGCGCAGGAACGTATACCCTACCAGCAGGGAATCCAGTCACCACAGGAACAACAATATCATCTTCATGGGCAAACAATACCCTAAACGATATTGCATCATCTTTAACAACATCCCTTGCTTATGATGGTCAAACAGCTCCTGTAGCTAACTTACCTATGGCTACTTATGCTCATACCGGTGTAGGTAATGCAACAGTTCGTACCATGTATGCTTCGGCAGGACAAGTACAAGATAGTGCATTGCAATATTTAACAAGCGTAGCTGGTACTAATAGTATTACTGCTATTGCCCCTGTTTCTATGAGTGCTTTAGCTGCTGGTCAAATATTTAGATTTGTTGCTTCTGCAACCAACACAGGTGGCGTTACTCTTAACATTAACTCTATTGGTGCTAAAACTGTTACCAAAAATGGTACAACAGCCCTTACAGCTAATGATATTTTAATTAATAGTGCAATACAAGTTATTTATGATGGCACACAATTTCAATTAGTAAACCCTGCAGTGTCTATTCCAGCAGGCGTTATTACTATGTGGTCAGGTACTATTGCTACTATTCCTAGTGGATGGTTATTATGTGATGGTACAAGTAGTACCCCAGATTTACGCAATAAATTTGTTATTGGTGCTTATTCTGATACTTCTGGCGTTGCTTATACCACTATTACAGGTGCTAACACACAAACTGGTGGTAGTAAAGACGCTATTGTAATTTCTCATACACATACAGTGACAGATCCAGGCCATTTACATACTTATACACAAGCTGGAGCTTTATCATCTGGTGGTAGTGGTTCAAATAGTTTTTATTATGCAAGTAGTACAAATAATACAAGTACAGCAACTACAGGAATTACATTGGCTACAACTGGTTCAAGTGGTACTAATGCTAACCTTGTTCCTTACTTTGCTTTAGCATTTATTATGAAGGCCTAACAATGGATAATATAAACCCAGTATCCTATGGCAAACTCATAGGCAAGGTAGAGTCTTTAGAACATAAAGTAGAAAGCCTTGAAAAAGACATAAAAGAATTATTAGAATTAGCCAACAAATCAAAAGGTGGCCTATGGACCGGCATGATGATCGCATCATCTATCGGTGGTTTTATAGGTTACTTTATGCACTTGTTTTCAGGAAAATAAAATGAAGTTATTAGCCTATATTACGGTATTAGCTGTTTTATGGGTGTTGTTATTAGAATATCCTTATGCTCAAGAAACAATTAAACAAATGAGCATGAAAACAGAAGTAGGCGAAATAGTACTTACTACAGAAGAATGTATTTTTAAAAAAATGGGATTACAAGGCTATGAGTATGCAGCTTATGCTACTGAAACAGGCCATGCTAATCACGAAGGATGCTGGAAGTCTGATAGTTACGAAGGAAAGCATGCAGTATTTATATACTTTCCAGAGATTAACCAAACAGCAGTATTTGATGCCAAACTATTTCAACCGAAAGCAAGTGTTTAATGTGGATAACCGAAGATACTATCGCAGCCTTATACACCGCATTTATACAAATAGAACCCTTTGCATCTTTTCCATTTCCTTCTGCAAAACGTGTAGAATTTGTGGTTTGTAATGATCCTGAAATATACGGAGAATATGAACCTGAGCCGCACAAGATAACTATATCTAGGGGTAGGTGTTCACATCTAAGCACCGTTATAGTCACCCTTTTACACGAAATGATACATCAAATGATGTATATTAAATATCCTAAATCAGAAATATACACCTCTCACAAAGGTGAATTTAAACAAATCAAAATTAAAATAGCCAAGCAATTTGGCTTTGATCCATTGGAGCTATAATGAAAATACTAGACAAACTTAAAGAATTCTTTGCTAAAGGCCCTAAAGAACCTGAAGTAAAAGAAGTAGAAGAAAAAGAACCACAAGACCATCATCACAATCATGGAAGCTCAACAACATGAACATGGAAAAAATAACAGGCATGATGTTTCCTGTAATAGTATCTGCTATTGCTTGGTTACTTACATCAATGTCATCTATACAAGCTGATTTAATCAGTATCAAATCTAAAATGCCTAACCTTATTACAGAGCAAGGTGTTCCTACAGATTCACCTATATCTGCTGAAGCTAGAGCTAGACTTAAAGAAGAATTAAAAGCGCAAATGGGTGAACTTAACGTGCGTATACGTATTTTAGAAGAACATGACATGCAAAGAAAGGGTAAATAATGTTTTCATTATTATCATCAATTCTTGGTTTTGCAACAGCAGGATTACCAAGTATTTTAGGGTTCTTTCAACAAAAAGGAGATCAAGCACATGAAAGAGAAATGGCTCAGCTTCAAAACGCACAGCAAATCGCTATGGCTCAAGCTGGTTACGTTAGTCAAGAAAAAATTGCCGCAATAGAGTTAGAACAAACTAACGCTGAAACTTATGTACAAGAAAGGCAAGCTTTATATGAGCATGATGCAAAACTTGTATCAGATTCTGCACAGTGGGTTAAAACTCTTAATGCGTGTGTTAGACCTATGGTTGCGTTTTCTTTTGTAGGATTACTTATATTTGTAGATGTAGCTGGATTTTGGTGGGCTGTTCACACAGGCGCAGATTTTGGCTCATCTATGAATATTATATTTAGCTCTGAAGAAATGTCTATTGTAGGCAGTATTATTGGATTTTACTTTGGTAGTAGAACTTGGGAAAAGAAATAAGTGAATGTTTCAGAACGCTGCATACAACTTATCAAACATTATGAAGGTGTGCGTAATAAGCCTTACCTTTGTCCTGCAGGGCTGTGGACTGTTGGTGTTGGACACCTCATTGGTAACGGTAAACAACTCCATAATAGCTGGAATAAAACTTTCACAGGAGAAGAAATAGATGCCTTACTTAGAAGTGACTTACGAAAGTTTGAAATTGGAGTACTTAAGATGCTACCTAACGTGCAACTTACACAAGGTCAGTTTGATTGCTGCGTTAGTTTTAGCTTCAATCATGGTTTGGGATTATTTCAGCGTAGCACCTTCCGTCAAGCGGTTATTCGTGGCGATAAAGAAGTTGCTATGGAATCGCTATTAAAATATTGTAAAGCTAGAGTTAAAGGTGTTTTAACAGAATTAAAAGGTTTAAAAAACAGAAGATTAGATGAACGCAAATTATTTCTTGGTGTATAATGTTTTAACTAAACACTAGGGGTATAGTAATGGCGAAATATAAATCCGTTTTAGTAATATCTGATATGCACATCCCATATCATCATCCAGACGCATTAGCCTTCCTTACAGCACTTAAAAGACAGTTTAAATTTGACCATATAGTAAACATTGGTGACGAATTAGATCAACATGCTATTTCTATGCACGAACACAATCCAGATTTATACTCTGCTGGACATGAACTAGAAGAAGCTAAAAAACACGTTAAAGCATTAGAAAAGATATTCCCACAAATGATCTTGGTGCATAGTAACCATAGCTCACTGGTTTATCGTAGAGCATTAAAGTATGGTATGCCTAAAGCTTACCTAAAGCATTACAATGAGTTCCTAGGCGTTGGCAGAGGTTGGCAATGGGTAGATGACCACACCATAACCCTAAGCGACAATTCAAGATGCTTCTTTACGCATGGTATGTCAGCAGACGTTTTAAAAGTAGCTCAACAATATGGTATGAGTACGGTGCAAGGCCATTATCATACTAAATTCAGTATTAATTATTATTCTAACCCTGACGCACTTATTTGGGGTATGCAAGTGGGTTGCTTAATACATCAAAAATCTATGGCATTTGATTATGCTAAAAACTTTAAAAGTAGATTTATTGTAGGATGTGGCGTTATTATTGATGGACAACCTAAGCTCATGCCTATGGTATTAAATACATCTGGGCGTTGGATAGGTAAAATAGTTTAGGACAATTATGGCAATTACAGCACAGCAAATATGCGATCACCTTGTAGGTAAAACTGTTGTGTCTGCCGAATTAGACTATGGCGATAATATTATTATCCTAGAACTTTCAGATTCATCATACATAGAAATAAGTGGCGAAGAATTATCGTTGTATGCCGAGCTTAATATGGAAGATGATACACTTCATTAAGATATAAAAGAAAAGGGCTTAAACAGCCCTTTATGTTCGTTTTGAGTACCGTTAAGCCTACGTTAGAGGATGTAATAAGTTTAGTATTTTTTGGCTTTCTACTAAACATGTGGCAATTACCAAATCTAGGTACTTAATCATCTGCCATTTCAAGTCGTTGTAATTGAGCAACAATTTCCGGTGGATTAACAGCTATTTCATCTTTTGTAGCATCTAATAGCTTATTCTTATACCAATCAGACTTTTCCAAATCTTGCTCTGGATGATCTTTAAACGGATAGCGTAAATCATATTTAAGCTTACATCCTTTAAGATACCCAATGTATTCTTCTTTAGTTAAACGACTTTTAATAATATCAATTGCTTCAATTCCACCAACTAAATAGTGTGGCGGTTTGTTTACCATATCAACCATATCTATCCCCTTATAAAAAATAAATCAATCAAAGTATAACATCCAAACGCTAACCAACCTATACCACCAATAATTAAACCCCAAACAATCCAATCAACTAGTTTTTCTAAAAAGTCCATTACGTTCTCCAAAAGGTGTTGCTACAGGTAATTTAATCTGCCCTGTTCTGTATAAATAATTTAATCTATAACGTGTTACGCCACAATCCTGAATGATAGATTTTAAATTAGATTTAGGATGAGATCTTATATATTCTCTTACCTTTAAAGCTTGTTGTTCTTCCCTAGCTATTGAATAATTGGTTTTCATTATAATCCATTATTAGCTTCTGCTAATCTTTTGGCATCATATTTAGATATGCCTTTATATTCTTCTACAGGCTCACCTTCAAACAAAGGTGTAATTTTAATATGGTGAGTTGTATTTTTTAAATCATTAAGATATGACAATTCATTAGGATGGAATGACCATAAATAAGATTTTAATAATTCACCTGTTTTTACATCATATTCTTCGTATAAATAAGCTAGTGGAGTTTTCATTATTTATTCCACCATTTTATATAGATTAAATATCCTAAATATCCTATACCACACAAAACTATTATTGGTATTATTTCAATTAATGCTGCTATATCTTCTGCTAACCAAAATTTTATATATTCAATCATCAGTAAAAAACCATCCTTCCTATTTTTGTTTTTTTGCGTTTACCAAACCATTGAGCTTTTGGCGTAATAGAATCATCATGGAAATATAAAGCATTTGCAACTGGGTTAGTATGTTTATTAAAAACAATCGTA